TCATTCAAAATGTTCGGGCGCCAGCGCTCTGACATAGGCCTGACAGGCCTGCAAGGCAATCAGTCCACGGTCGCCGGTGTCGGTGATGGCGATAATTCGTTGAGCATGCGCCGGGTCAAGTCGGGCGCGTACGGCTGCATGATCCACGCCGCCGGGGCCGGTGGCGGCTGGCACCCCGCAGCCTGGGGCAGCATCGCCGGCGTCGATGAGGACTGACAGGCGCAGATCAGCAGTGGCAAGACGATCGCGCAGGCGATCCTGATCACGTTGGGCATCGCTCATGGCTCGGTAGTGGGTTTGTTCACTGGCTGCGAGCCGTTGCTCCAGCGCCAGACGCTTGTCCTGCTCGGCCTGCTGCGCGGTGGCGGCGGCCGAGGTCAGTTGATTGAGGGTGTCGGCGTGCAGCCGGGCCTGCTCGGCCAGTTGCCGCCCGTAGCGCCAGTCCTGAAACTGCCAGGCCAGCGCGGCGGCCAACGCAGCCAGCAACAAAACGCCGATCAGGCGCCAGGAGATGGACATAGCACCGCCCTCGCCCGCGCCCAGATATCGAGGCGATCCTGCAAACCGTTCAACCCGCCGTTGATTCGGCGGGTGATGCTGTTGAACTGATCGCGGTCGGCCAGATCGTTCAAGCCGTTCTGTTCCCAGAACCATGCTGCGGATTCGGCCGCCCATTGCGGTTGCTCCAGCAATTCCGGCAGAGACAGCAGACGTTCATCGCCGAACAGGCCGAGACTGCACTCACGATAGTTGTTACGCCCGGTGATCTGGATCAGCCCGCGACCACGGTACTTCTGTCCGTCGCCGTCGGCCTCCGGCGTGTTGCCCAGACGTAACGCCAGCGTGCCGGTGTCGTATTTGCTCAGATACTGGTTGTTGCCCAGTTCGCGCACGTACTGCAACTGCCCCGACTCGTGGCCGATTTGCGCGAGGAACGCAGCGATGCGTTTTGGCGTGTCGATATGGCGGCGAGTCATTGCGTTATTCAGTGCAGAAACAAAAACGCCCGCTTGGCTGCGGGCGTTGGGCATGATGGTTTTAAGGTTGTCTTCAGTTATTTGCATGATGCGTAATCCTCCCTGGATGCTCCGATTGAATCATGGTTGGCGGACAACGGCCCCCAGCCATTTTTTTGCCAGAGTTGTCAGGGTGTTGTTCGATGCCGCGACTTCGGGGGCCGTGAACACCCAGCCGAGAGTGCCGAAGTTCGCGTTCCAGTCGATTTGCGGTGTCGGTGTCACGTCGGTGATGTCGACCCACAGCAGATCCGGATGGAACATATCGGCCATGTTGCCGCCAGTGGAGAACAGCTCGACCACAGTGTTATTGACGATACGTGCGTAGGTTTTCATCAGGCGTACTCGTAAATGATCACAATGCCCGGCGCTCCTGCTCCGCCCGGATGACCTGGCTGGCTGGGGCCATTGGCGATACCACCCGCACCGGAGCCATAGCCGCTGCCCGATGCTGCACCCGAACCAGCGCCTCTACCAGCGCCACCACTGCCCAGCGGTGAACTCCCGCCATGACCCGCAAGAATTGAACCATTGACATTGATTCCCGGGCTTCCCGCAGCTCCACTGCTGTTGAGGATGTTGCCTCCGGTTGCGTTGATGCCTGGCGTACCTCCCACGAATAGACCGAAACCGGCAACCGCGATCGTTTCAAAACGGGATGATCCGTTCCCCCCAGGAGCGGACACCAGAGAGCCGACAGAACTTGTCCCACCCGGCCCACCGCTCACGCCAATGGCTCCCGGTGTGCCACCGACGCCTACCGTGATGACTTGACTGCTTCCAATAGGCACCGATGAAATCCATGACTCAGCATAACTGCCCGAGGCCCCTCCCCCCGCAAGCGAAGTTTCGTTTGCGTTAGTAGCGGCAACTCCCGCACTCCCGCCACCACCACCCACTACCTTGACCAGCACATTCTTCATCCCCACCGTCGGCACATAAGTGCCAGACGAGGTAAACGTCTTCACTCCCAATAACCGTCCACTCGCCGCACCAGCACCGCTGGCATACACCAGTATCCAACTGTCCAGCGCCGCGCTGTACACCACCGAACACACACTGCCGGCGACAATCTCGGCAGGCCGCAACGCACTCAGCGCCAGGCTCACCAGCGGCTTGGGCAGCAACCCGTTCGGCGCAAACGTACTCGCCCCGGTGTTGGCGTTGCCAGCGGTAAAGCGCAGCGCCAGACCGTCCTTAAACGTAGCGATGGCGGGCACGTAATTGGCCATGTACAGATTGGCCGCCCCGATGTCCGCAGCATGCTTGTCTTCACCGGCCTGACTGATTTTTTTCAGCGCCTGCAACAGTTGCGTGGTATCGGTTTCGCTGGGTTCAAGACCCGCAGACTTGACGACATTCAACAGTTCATCGGTAACGCTGTTGCCCCAGGTTGCCGGGATCAGCGATCCGGGCAGGCCGGCGACGGCGTCTTCATTGACGAACTTGCCGTTCACCAGCCCTACGCTGGGAACGCTTTTTGGATAATCCATTTTGATTCCTCAGCCGTTTGCCCGCAGCAAGCCTTCCAGCCAGTCTGGCTCGATCGGACGCGAACGGGCATCCGGGAAGTCTGGATGATTGGGCCAGTCGCGCAGCGCCTGCCGATAGGCCAGCAGTTGTTTGAACTCCTCGGTACGCAGGGTTGTGCCCTCGCCCATTTCCAGTTCTTCGGCATCGCGAAGAACCAGCCACTGGGTACGATCCAATACCTTGTCTCGCCAGGTCCGTTCCATGACATCGGGGGTTTGCTCTGCCAGTAGCACCCGTTCAGGGCGCCCGCTGACGGTCAGGGAAAGAACGGTTCCCTTTGGAGCGTTCGAGACCAGCGCGCAATACTCGCCCTCGCTCAATTCGAACGCGTCCGCGGGGATATTGGCGCCATGCAGATCGGCGTGATAAAAGCCGGAAGTTTTCGGAGAAAAGTAATACATGCTCAATACCCTATTCCGATGACCCGAGCGGAAATGGAGCCTGACGGCCATTCAGGACAACGAACATTGATGCCTGCCTGGCGACTCACGGTCGCGTTGTTGTTCCAGATCAGCTGTGTTCCGGGTGACGTGCCCTCATGGGTCGCGACGGCAAGAAATAGTGCATTTGGAAAGACCAGCGGCCATAGATTCAGATCGCCGTAACCATTGTTGCCCGCCTGGCTCGCGCCTCCGGTGATCCACTGGATAATCACCCCGCCCATCCACGAGGGGAATACGATATAACCGGATGCTCCCAGTCTCACCATGAACCCGAGCCTGAGTTTTTTAGGGGTCACGACAGAGGTATCACTGACACCGGCGTTGACCTCTGCCTGAGAAGCAAGTTTTGCAATCCCCATCAGCGACTCTGTCGCCTGTTGCATCTTTTTCGCTATGGATTGAAACACTCGTAGCGGCGTCATCAACCGCGTATTGCTGGCGCCCGCCTCTGCTTCTTCCTGACTGGCCAGACTGTCGCTTTGTTTCTTCGAGATCAGCGTATCGATTGCCGCTTTGAGCTGAGTGTTATCACTTTCATCGGCGGCTGCGCCCGCACTTTTGATGACTTCAAGAATCTCTTGAGTTACGCCGTTTCCCCAGCTCGCCGGAATCAATGAACCCGGGGTTCCGGTGAGAGGGTTTTCATCTACAAACCTGCCGTTCACTAAACCTGCGCTGGGAATGTTTTTTGGGTAATCCATCACTCTTCTCCCTGTTTGAAAACATAAAACATGGCCTCAGACATGTACGCCCCCCAGCCATTCCGGCACTGACGGACGGAAAGCAAATGCCGGGAAATGACTTGAATCCGGCCAGTCGCGCAGCGCCTGGCGGTACTCCAGCAATTCCAGATACTGCGCCGCCTTGAGCGTCGTCCCGCGCCCCAGTTCCTGCTCGTCACGATGCCGCGTCACCCACCATTCGGTGGCCGACAGACTGGACTGGCGCCAAAGCCGCGCTGCCGCCAGAGGCTCTTGCTCATCGGGGACTGTTTCAGGGGTGATGACCGGACTGCTCTTTACAGGCAACGGCGCAATTTCCTGACGCAATTCGCCGACGGGCGCGCCAATTTCGATCTGCATACCCTCCGGCACCTGCACCATCGTCTCGACGAAAGCGGGGGCAAACAGTTGGGTGATCGCGTAGTCGCCGGTGTCGATCAGTTCGACCGCGACACCATTTTCCACTCGTGCATAACGGGCCATTATTCGTACTCCCAGATTTCACAGAAGGCGTTGCCGCCAGCGCCGCTGAGGACAGATGCCGAAGCATTGGTCGAGCAGGAACCGCTGCCGCCCGAACCTCGAACGCCGGCGATGCCGGTGCCGTTCACACCCACCAATGGACCACCGCCATCAAACGGGCTAGGGCCGCCACCTCCGCAAAGCACTCCCCAATTGGCGTTGTACATCGCATAGGTTCCGGGGATACCTCGCGCACTGCAGAGATTGCCCCCCGTCACTATTTGGCCTCCCGCGCCACCTTGCACAAAACCGGACATACCTGCTCCGGTCGGGACCGAAATCATCTGCCCGCCCATACCGCCGGAAACACTCATGTATGAGCCAAAAGATGCACCGCCCCCCGCTTGGCCGACCGCATTACGGGCGGCCCCACCGGCTCCCAACGAAACAGGTATGCCCGCGAGCATTTCCGGCGTGACGTCATACAGACTCTCGCCGTAAGCGCCCGCCCCGCCGCCGCCGCCGATTCCTTGAAACGTCGCTGCGATGGGCACACAACCACCACCCGAACCACCCGCCCCCACTAACCGCACCCGAATCCGTTTTGCCCTCGGGTTAGGCTTGTAAACCGTGATCCCGACGGTCTCGATCTGCCGCACCGCCAACAACCGCCCCACCGCATCGGTGATGCCGTAGCCGGCCAATGTGGTCGGGGTATTTTTCAGTTTAGTGAAGTCGACCAGCGCACCGATGGCCGTTGCCAATTGGTCGGTTCTGGCTTCATCAGGCGTCAGCCCGGCAGCCTTGATCGCGTTGAGAATTTCCTGCGTGACGCTGTTGCCCCACGCGGCCGGGATCAACGATCCCGGGGAACCGGCGATCGGGTTTTCATCGACGAAGCCGCCGTTGACTAGGCCAACGCCGGGAATACTTTTTGGATAATCCACGTCATAACCCTCCAGTTTTTACAGACAGCCGAACGCCTGCAGCAAAAGGCCATCTGCAACGTTTTCAGTGAAATGACGAGTTATATCGCTGGCGAAACAACGCTCTGTTCCGGCGCGATCGGCCATTCGATGATTGCCGGGTAACCCGGTTGCAGGTCGATCCGCGCCAAGTTCAATGCATAACGCTTCCAGGCTTGCAATGCGGTCAGTTGTTCACTGGCCGCCTCGCCCAGCTCGTAAGCGTATTGCAGCGGCGCGACGCGAATCACCACGGTGCGCAGACGATTATCGCGCTCGATGTCCGCCTGGGCAGCCTGCCCCGCACGTTCGGCATCGGCATCCAGAACCCAGCCATCATCCTTCCAGATGTAATATTCGTTGGGGCGAGGCGTGACAGTCAGGTGATCAGGCAATGGGCCGAACTCGGTCCAATAGAACGAGAGGCCATTGTCCTTGCGAAACACCAGGCGCTCACGTAAATCGAGCAGTTGCGCCGCTTGCCCATCACGCCACACCCACGCATAACCAGACTCGACGGCCGGCAGCGGTTGCGGAAGTTCGATTGCGTTGCCGGGTATTTGCACACCTATCCCGGGAACAAGCATGGGTTCGAATGGACCGGTAATTTCTCGCGTCATTTCATCGACATAGTAATAAGGCATTGTTCACTTCCATTTGCTATTGCAAGGGGCCGGAGGCACCGGCATCAGATGAGTTTTATGCGAGCTGGATAGGCGACATTTCGCGGGCGAGTCATACCCCAGTAGCCACTGACCAGATTTTCGGCAAACGCCGCAGCCGACCAATAGGAAAGACCGGCGAACGATGTCGGGTCGACGCCAACCGTCGCCAGATCACCAATCCCCTGCACCGCTGGAGCATTACCGTTGTCACCGGTGATGTTGGTGCCGGACTGCCAGGACCCGGCGACCCGCGCCGTATCGATGTTGCGCTGTTCATCGAGCACCCGGATAAATTCGCCACGAACCTCCGGGCCTCGAAATGTCTTGACCCCGTCACCGCTGCTCCAGCCGCCGGCCCGCACAGCTTCTGCGCGCAACATGCCGGACTGCACGGCGTGATCCCAGAGCCAAGGCCATTCGGAACGCAGCATTTCCCGGCCATCCAACGCGCCGTAGCCGCCGGGGTTCGCGGCTGTCGAGGTCTCGAATACGATCCGGCCCAAAGGTGTCGCGTCGAACCGACCGACCGGCCACCAGTTACCAGTGCCGTCACTGCGCAGGTGCCACCAGTCTCCCGCCCCTATCAACGCCAGAAACGGATAGCCGTTTGCCGACAAGTGCGTGTGAAACCTGATCCGGTCATTGCCGGAAGCTTGCACCACCAGGCGTTTACTGCTGTTGTCGACACGACGAACGATGAAGTCGCGAATGCCGGACAACGTACTGACGGCCGGCAGATTGATCGTGGTATCCGCTGTACTGGCGCTGATCAGAACCAGCCCGGCTTCCTCCGGTGCCAGGACTTTTGATGTCGAGACTTCAGTGACCCGCGAAGACATCGGACTGGCCAGGCTCAGGAGCTTTTGCAACGCCGATAACAACTGATTGTTGGTCCCTTCAGCCGGGGTCATTCCGGCCGCCTTGATCACGGACAACAGCTCTTCGGTTACGCTGTTACCCCACACCGCCGGAATCAACGAACCCGGCGTGCCTGCCACCGGGTTTTCATCGACAAAGCGGCCATCGACCAGGCCGACGCTGGGGACGCTTTTTGGATAATCCATAGGTCTTTCGTTCCTCTGAAATAACAAATGAACCGCGTCGCGGCGATCGCAGATGCGAGCCAATGGCGGTCTGTTTCTGAAAATAAAAAGCCCACGGGAAGTGGGCTTGGGTAATACAGCGCGAAGATTTCGCGACTAGAGGTTTTGGCTGCTTACCAGTTCGCGAATCGCCGCCAACGCGTCATCGCCAGCACGGCGCGCCAGATCGAGATTGCCTTTGGCCGCATGCGCGCGGATCTGGTTTTTGGCCTTCAGGCGCAAGGTGCGCAGGGTCAGCAGATGGTCGGTGAGTTGATCGGCCTTGCTCAGAATCTGTTCGGCAGCCTGTTTGGCGGTACGACCTTTGACCACCCACGCAGCGACTGACAATGGCACTTCCTTTTTCGGGTAACCAGCGTCCTGATAGGCCTGGGCGTCGGCAGCAGCCTGGGCGTATTCCATGGCTTTGAGCGGGTCGCCGGCGAGTGCGATGCGCGCGCTGTCGGCGATTGCATCAACCCTGGCGCATAGTCGTTCAGCCTCCTGCTGTTCCAGTTGCGCGACTTTTTCCGGATTGACGACCCATTGTTCGCCGTTCCAGTCATGAGCGACCGACGGCTGCGCAGGACGCAATTCGCCGTCAATCTGATGGAGTTCCTGAATGACGATCATCGAATCAGCTCCCACTGCAATTGGACGTTCACGGCGTCGCCGAAATTGATCGCGATGCCAACGCTGTAGTCTGTCAACGGATGGCTCTTGATACCCATGCTGAACAGCAGTTCATCACTGTCGGCATTGGATTGCCCCAGATTGTGCTCGGCCTGATAGGACTGCCAGAGCGAGCGCAAATTGGCATGATCAAAACTGGCGGTCAGCGTCGAGACTGTGACGTCGTAGAGAATGTTGTTGGTGAAGATCACGCACGGTTGCTGAGTGGCTGGGTTCCAGCCTCCCGCATTATTGGAAACGCCAGTTGAAACGGGTGACAGGTAGCTGTAGTTGCCACCCGCCCAACCGGTCGCCGGAAACGCGACGCTGGTAACGGCCGTTGACGAAGGCGTCGGATTGCCCACCACCAGCCGCGCGGCACGGGCATGCGAGTCCAACGGCAGAAACACCGCCCCCGTGCCGTTGACGGTCTGAGTCCAGGTCAAGCGTGCGCGATTGTAAATCGCACGCACCGTCGGCACGGAGCCCGGCGCGCCGGTGACCACCCAGGCCAGGCATATATCCAGCACCGAGCTCTGGAAACCGCCGCCGGCAGCACCGTTGGCCGTTCCTTTCAGAGAATCGGGCGCCACGTCAAAGATCGTCCCGCGCTGGGTATAAAAACTCAGCACACCGCCCACTACCTGCGCACGCAGGAAGTAGTTGGAGCTAGGCAAAAGGTCTGCACTGCTCCAGGTCTGAGTAGTGAACGTACGCGAACGCCCCAACTGACCGGCCACCACTTCCTGGCCAATGCTGATGTAAATACCCGCCGGCACCGACACTCGCCCGCCATTGGCAGATCCGGCTGCAGGAGTAATGGGTAATCGCGCATCCGCCGTGGCAACCGTTGGCAAAGGCAACGCCGACAGCGGCAACGCCAGATCCTGATTCCAACCCTTGGCTGTCACCGACTGAATCGCCTGCAACAACTGATCGTATTTCTTCTCGTCCGGAGTCAGATCCCCGGCCTTGATCACGTTGAGAATTTCCTGCGTCACCCCGTTGCCCCAGTCCGCCGGGATCAGTGACCCCGGCGTCCCAGTCAGCGGGTTTTCATCGACAAACTTCCCATTCACCAGACCGGCGCTGGGCACACTATTTGGATAGTCCACGGACGGACCTCCCGTTATTCAGAGTGATGGATATTGAAACTGGTTTTCAGGCTTTCGACCGGAACAGGACTCAGGCGGGCAGCGGGGGCCAGGCCACGTTTTGCGGATAGCCCGGCTGTTTATCGATCTTGTTCAGCGCCAGCTTGTAGGTGGCGAATGCCTTGAATCGCTGCATGTCGTCTGTGTCGAGCAGGCCCGCGATGTAGGCGTCCGCCATGCCGACGGTTTGCTGATCGGCTTCGGCCAACAGCTCATCACGACGCGCCAGGGCAGCAGCTCTTTGCTCGCCATCAACCACTTGCGAAGCGTTAGGCAAAGAGTGTTTGGTGACCTTGCCTCCGGTGTATCGCCAGATGCCGTCACGCTCTTCAATCGTGCGCAGGAACAGTTCTTCGGAGATTTCCACCGCGCTGACAGGAATCTGCAGGTGGATAGCCGAGTCGTATCGCCCAAGAAGTTCGCCCTGGGCATCGAAATCAATGTATTTCATGGTGTTCACGTCCGATTTCAAAAGCCCATGGCGAACCAGTTCCAGCCACCAGGATCGATATTGGAGAAGCGCTGGAACTGGCTGAGCGAGAGTCTGTAAAAAGAAAAACGTATATCCGCGAATCCCGGTGAGATATCGCTGCCGGACAGAAAAAGCACCGAGTTCGGAAAGGCAATCGGGTAGGTGATGGTTTCACTCAATGCACCACCGGTGGCAAGGCCCCATTGCAAAATCAGGCCGCTTGGAAGACGTTGGTAGCCCCCGCTTGTACCCAGTGAAGCGCTGAACATCGGCGAATATTTGAGCGCGCCATCGCCGGAGTCCAGTCCCCACCCCCCACCCAATAGCAGTCGTCTGAAGGTTACGAAACACCCCCCTGCAAATGACAAGGAATTAGCGGACACCCCATTGATGGTGCTCAGACTTTCGCCACTACGAGCCTTTACCGTCAAACTACCGGTGCTGCTCAGAATCCTGACCAGTCCACCAGGAGAAACACTGGACCAATCAGGCAGAGTCACCGTACATGGGCCAGTGAAGACTGAAAGCTTGCCAACATCAGCAGCCGTCAGCGTCACATCCCCTACATAGTTGGTCTGCCCCGCCAGACTGCCCAGCGCGCGCTGAACAAATTCTGTCGTCGCAACCTTCTGACTGACATCGAACTGCGGTGGCGTTTCATACAGTTTCTTGCCGCGCAACGCCTCCAGCAATTGCGTGTTGAGTCCCTCGGTGGGTTCGATACCGGCAGCCTTGATAACCGTCAAAACCTCTTCGGTCAGAGCGTTGCCCCACTCCGCAGGAATCAACGACCCGGGGGTTCCGGTGATCGGGTTTTCATCGACAAAACGGCTGTTGACCAGGCCGACACCGGGCATGCTTTTCGGATAATCCATCCCGTCATTCCTCCCTAGTCATAATTGATGTGCACCTTGGTATGCGCCGGTGCACTGCGGTGGATCAGGCACTCCAGTGCCGAGCCCGGGTTGACGCCGAAACGCTCGCCCCAGTAGCTCGCGCCGTAGCGCCGACCGAGCAGCAGGCGGCCGCCGGTGTTGAGCGTCCACATGAATTGCGCTTCCCAGGTGCCCCAGTGCGCCGCACCGAAACGCGCGCGGCCCATGCGGGGGGCTTCGTGCTCGGTGATGCTGGCGTTGGGGTAGCCCTGGCTTTTGGCGATGTCGAGGTAGTAACCGACGGCCTGGCTACCGACCGCAAGCAAGCGCCGGCGCACCGCGAGGCGGCGGTCGTCGAACAGCGGTGTGGCGCCCAGGCACGGGTCGGGCAGTTCCATCACCCGTTCCCAGTCCGGCACCAGTTCGCTGACGCCGGCCGGGTCCATCTCGTTGAGCAAATCGGCGGCGCGGGCGTCGAGGCGTGCCAGTTCGACGGCGACGCCTTGCAGCACCTCCTCGAGTTCCGGAACGCGCTCCGGATCCCACGCCGGACCGCTGGGCAGCAACGCGCGCAGTTGCGCCTGATATTGCGCGGCGGTTCTTATGCCCCCCATACGCAACCTCCGAAGGTCAGCAGTTCGCTTTGCCCGGCAGGCACGTCAGCGGCCGGTGCGGTCAGCGTGTGATCGTACTCACCGCCGGCGCTGCTGATGGCTTCGCGGATATGGCTGATCAGCAGCGGCACACCCAGATCGGCCTCGCGGTTATGCAGGTCGCGCAACTGCGCTTCAACGGCGGCGCGCACGGCGGTGGTGTCCGGATTGACGCTCTTGAAGCGATACACCACCGGCACCTGAATCGGTCGCTGCACATGCACTTCTGCAGTCACCGGACGCAGCGGTTCGATGTACTCCTGAACCTCCGCCAGTTGCTCATCGTTGGGCACCGGTTGCGGGTCTTCGTCACGCATGATGAACACCGTCACCGTGCCTGGCCCGAGCAGGCCGCCACGGCACCAGGCCCGCGTCACACCAGGCACCTCCAGCGCCCAGGTTTCGTAGTCGCTGGCCGCACCGCCATGGGGGATTACGCGATAAGAACGGATCACCCGCGAGCGCAACGACTCCAGACTTTCTCGCGCCACGCCGCCGCTGAGGCCGGGCGCGAGCACCACAAAACTGTTGCCGACCACGCCGGCGATCGGTTGCACCGGGGTCAGTGCCAAGCCGGCGTCGGCATTGCCCAGGCTACCGGCGTCGAGCGCGGCGATGGTGGTGCTGTTGTTGCCATTGGTGGTGGTGCGTGAAGCGGTGACTTTGTAGGTACGACCATCGCTCGCTTGCAGCAGCGTGTCGACGTCGAGCACGGCGCCTACGGTCGCGGTGAAGCTGACGCTGCCGGTCGCCACTTGCGCCGGTTTGCGCGGCTGGTTCAGGCGCAGCGCGGCGATGCGTTCCAGGGTCGACTCGTCGGCCTTGTCCGGCAGGATCTGCTCGGCAATCCAGTCGAGATAACCGTACAGACCATAAGCCGCGCCACCCAAGGTGCGGGCCAGCACTTGCGCATCGGACTGGCGCAGCGAATCGCCGGCCAGGTCGCTTTGGGTGCGCTTGATCAGCACCGGCAGCGAAGGGGTTTCAAACGGCATAGATCACCTGCCAACTGTTATCGGGGTTGATGTCCAGACGTTCGCCATCGGCCAGGGTCAGAACCGTGCGCAGGTTCAGGCGCTGGGCGTCGAGGCGTTCGCTGATGATGTCGATGGCGCTGCAGTGGCCGTCATCGATCAGCCATTGCAGGGCTTCGCGGGCATAGAACTCGGCGTCCATCTGGGTCTGTCGGGTCAGCTTGACTCGACGCAACAGCCACAGCCGCGAGCCGATGCGGTCGTCGGCAACGGTTGGAAAGCTGTCGCCCCACCAGCCGAAGCGCTCCTCGTCGTCGAGGGCGTCGTCATCGGCGGCGCGGCGCCAGGTGAACAGACTGATGAGCACGGCGCGGGTCAGTGCGGCGTGGAGGTTCTGGCTGATGAGCATTATTTGCCTCCTGCCGGCGCACCGGTCTGGCCGCTGCCGGCCTGCACGCCGACGTGCACGTGTTTGATCTGGCTGATGCCACCGGCGAGCTGATCGCCGGTGGAGACGATCTTGCCGGTCTGGTTGATCACCGGCGTGTCGAAGTTCACCGCGCTGCTGGCGCGGATGTTCAGGGTGGCGGTTTCGATGTCGATGATCCGCCCGCGCTTGAAGTGAATTTTGTCGCCCTCGTCGGTGTAGATCGCGACTTCGCCCGAGGCCAGCGACTGCAGGCGATAGCGACGGTCGGCGACCACCAGGGCGATGGCATGAGAACGGTCACCGCCGAGAAAAGTGACGATGCCTTCGGCGCCGGCCAGCGGGTTGCTGGTGAAACCGTAGGGTTCGAAGTGCTCCATGTCGTCGTTCACTTCGCCGGCGGTGAGGCGCATTTGCAGCGATTGCAGCTTGGATGCCGAGTTGGCGAGCACGACAGTGCCGCGCGCCAGCAGGCGTGTCAGTAGGCTCATGAATTGTCCTCAGGGAGCAGACCCGACACGGACAACATGTGGGAGCGGGCTTGCTCGCGAAAGCGGTGGGTCAGTCAATGGGATGTTGGAGCTGCTGACGCTTTCGCGAGCAAGCCCGCTCCCACAGGGGTTCGGTGTCAGGCTCAGGTTTTTTTCGGAGGCGTGGGATCAGGATCGAAGGTATGCGGCGGCGCCACTTGCAGCGTGGTCACCGAGCCCTGCGCCGACAACGAATACGTGACTTTGGAAATCAACATATCGCCGTCGAAACCGAGCACCGGATCCGTGACCTTGACCAGCGTGTTGTGGCGCCACAGGTCGCCATTGGTCTGGCGCCAGCCCTGTACCTGATAGGTCGTGGTCTGGGCCCGGCCCATGCGGGTAGCGCTTTCCCATTGGGCGCGTTGCTGGGCCAACTCGAACGTCAGTGCGGTGCCCTCGTTGATGATCGTGGTGCGACGGCGCTTGAAGCTGAGATCAGCCGCGCTGGATTGAACCTCGCTGACGGCCGCCCCGCTCTTCTTGTCCGAGCCTTTCTGCTGACCGATCACTCGGTATTCAGAAAACACCTGGCTCTGATCCATCGGCGCGTTCGCCGACAGAATGTTCTTGCCCAACTCCAGCGCGTCACTGGCCCGACCACCGCTGCCGGGCTTGGCCAGCACCAGCCGGCCCTGCTCGTCATCGGTGGAAAACACCCGAAACAGCGAGAGCAATCGGTCGATCGACTGGAACACTGTTTCGCCCGGCACGATAGTGTGTTTGGCGAGCCGCGCGGTCTCGGGAATTTCGTTGACCACGTACAGCGAGTACTCCGCCGCCAGAGCCTGGACGATGCTCAGCAGCGGTTGCTCCTGCCATTGATTCGGGCGGTTGGTGGCTGCGCAATCGACCAGATCCTGAGTCTTGGAACTGCCCTCGATACTCAGGCTGATCTGGCGTCCGTCGTAACTGATCGGTGCCTTGAACACGTAGCCGGTGAGCACCAGATCCTGGCCGATTTTCACTTCACAAGGGTCACCCGGTTTGATCCGTTGATCCACCGTCTGCCCCGGCCACTGCCAGGTGATATCGAGTTTGAAGGTGCGGAACTGGCGCTCCAGATCAGCGGTGATTTCCACGCTTTTCCAGCCGCCGTATTCCATGTTGTTAACGGTCAGCGTGACATGGTTATCCATCTCGCTCATGGCTCACTCCCTGGACACTTTCACGTCGTTGGGTGAAAAGCCCGGATGGTTCATCGCGTTGCTCTGCGTCACTTCAGTCACCCGTGTGGCATCGGCAAATTGCTTGTAAGCCACAACCAGCGCGGGCAGGCTTTCCTGGAACGATTTGGTGACCTGTCGCACACCGGATGACGCCACGGCCTTGAGATGCGCCATCAGCGCTTCCTTCACATCGTTGATTGCCTGGTGATGTTTGGGATCGGCCTTATCCAGCATCGGGTCAATTGCCACCCCGACCGCCTTCTGCAGCGCTTTCATTTCGTCGGTCACCGGCACTTCCTGACGAGTCACCGGTTGATCCGCCTGATGCGCAACCGAAGCGGTCGACGTCAGTTTGACCGGAGGGGTCGCTACCGGCATCGACGCTACCCATTGCGCCACTTTCACCAGCATGGTGTCCTGCACCAGATCAGCCATGGCTTGCGCTGCAGCATTGGTGTCCTTGCCGGTGGTGATCTTCGGCGCATCCAACTTGCGGATGGCTTCGAGTTGTTGGGACACGTCGGCAATCACGCCACGGTAGCCCTCCTTCGCGAACGCCTTCAGCTCCTTGATATCGCCGAGCAGGCCCTTGAACTCCGCCGCCACTTCCTTGGGCAATTCCTTCACGGCTTTGACCAGTTCAGTAATTTGCTTGTACTGCTCGATCAGCGGCTTGAGCTGCTCTTTGATCACGTCATAGACCCCGGTCAGGCTGTTGCGCAGATTGGCAATGCCGATCCGCGCAGCCTTGATCAACGTCATCGCCTGCTCGAAGCGCGCCACCGCAGAACCCAACAAAGTGTCAGCCTTGGCCAACAGAACTTTTTGCGTACTGACCGTGGCGGTCGGAAACGGCAACGGCCGGTCGGGATAGAACTTCAGACTGAACGTCACCAACCCGCCGTCCTGGCGGGTGTGGGTCATGTCGCATTCGCCGACCTTGACTTGCAGGCGTCCCAGCCAAGGGTGCACCAGCTCGCCGCTGCCGGCCTCGAGTGCCTTGAGCAACTTGTCGCGCTGCTCCAGGCAATCGGCACCGATGATGAACGCCGTGATGTCGTGGGTCTTGGCCTGCTGGCCCAGGTCCTCGAAATACGGCAGGTCGCGTTGCGGGTATTCGTGCAACTGACCTTTGCGACCGACCGGGGTTTTCGCCTGATCGATCCAGAACCCGACACCGCGAAACGATGCCGGCAACAAACGGTCACGCCAGTTCATTGGAACCTCCTGCCGACAGCGAGCGATAGCCGATGCGCGAAGACAGCGCCAGGCCCGGTTGATTGGTTTGCGGTTGATCGGTGCGCAGCCCCGCCGGGGCATTTTCGAAGCGCACGGTCAGGCCGCCTTCGAGTTGCGTGCGGTTGTTGGCGGCGCTTTGCTGGATCAGGGTGTTGGAGGTTTGCGACAGTGAGCCGCCCTGCAGAGCAGGTTTATCCTGCGCGATGTCGGAGCCCGACAATGCATTCGACGCTGGCTCGCTGTGGCCGCCAAAGAACGCCGGCGCCAGCTCACCCTTACCTTCGGCATTGGTTTTTTTCTGAGCTTCGGACAGGCCTTCGATCTTGCCAGTGATTTTGGTGACGAACCCACCAAAACTGCCACCGAGCATTTCCCTGATGGGCGCCATGTACGACTCGATCTTGTCCGCAAACTCTCGGATGCGATCGGTCAGCGGCGACCACTTCAAGTCAAACATTTCCAGCGGTGACCCCATGAACGGCAGACCGAAAATCGCGCCCAGCGCCATCATCACCGCACGAATGGACTCCGCTTTTTCGGCAAAGAACGCAGGCACCTGGCCCCAGAGTTCGTTGATCTTGTCCATGGGAACGTAGTCGTTGAAGACACTGCGCAACGTCTCCTTGAGCGGCACGACCAGCGCTGCCAGCAAGTCCCAAATGGCCGCGAACAATCCGGTGACAGGTCCCCAGTTATTTACTATCAAACCCAGCGGAGTCCAGCCAAAGCCCTCCTTGAGGGCGGCGAAGGTCGAGGCCACGTTTTCCTTGATGCGCCCGAAAATTGCCGCAAATATCGGGCTGATTGTTCCCCAGTTATTGAGGATCATGCCTTGAGGAGTCCACGCGAACATCGACTTGTAGAACTCGATCACAGGCACCGCCACGGCCTTTAGACCTTGCCAGAATGCCCTGAAGAACTCGGTGACCGGGCCCCAATTGCTGATCAGCATCCCCAAAGGCGTATAACTGAACATTGTCTTGAAAAACTCGGCCATCGGCATGACCACCGGAGCGATTTTCTGCCAGAGCCCGATAAAAAACGTCGAGATCGGTTTCCAGTAAGCCACGATCAAACCGGCGGCCAAGGCAATGCCCGTGGCAATCAGCATGATCGGATTGGCCTTCATCACCATGCTCATCACGTCGAACACCTGGGTCGCACCGGCCACGGCGGTTTGCATCGCCGAAAACGCGATCGCCCCCGCCGCCAGACCTTGCACCAGTTCCGGGTTGTCATCGAGCAAACTACCGAAACCGGTCAGCATCGGCTCAAGCCCAACGACCACCGCGCCCACCGCCGGCACCAGCGCGGCATTCACCGCCGTGGAAACCTTCTCCATCGACGCACTGAACACGTTCATGTTCTGCGCAGCGACTTTCGGTGCGGCAGGCAGATCCACGGTTTTCGCCGTCTCGCTGACTTCAGTCAATTTGCCCTGAAACGCCGCCGCCGATTTGATCCCGTCCACGAACGGCGTGATCACGCTGCCGCCCTTGAACAGACCACTGATATCGAGCTTGCCAAGTCCGGTCTGTTCGAGATTTTTCTTGAAGCTCTCGACCTTTACTCGCAGGGCGCCGAGTTTGGGCGACAGTTCATCGATGCCCGTGATCAGCACCGGTGTTTGCACTTTCTTTTCTTCGTCTGCCATCACTGCACCTGCTGCATCGCATTGATCCGTTGCGCGTGCTCCAGCGATTCGCGGAGCACATCCAGTGGCCTGGCCATCATCTGTTCGGGGTCAACCTTCCAGAACCAGGCCAGGTCATAGGCGACTGCGATCAGGTCGGTGATGGCTCCGACGCCGCACTCATGAAAAAACTCGCAACGGCCCAGCTCAGCGCGTTGAGGTCAGCCAGATCGAGCTGGTTGACCGACGACGGCGGAATGCCGGCGCACACGGCGATGTATTTGGCCGCCACGTCCATGTCGAGGCTGACTTCTTCGCTCTTGTCGATCTTGTACGGCAGCGCCTTGATCGCTCGCACTTCCTGCACCGTCGGACGGCGCAGGACGAGTTCGGTCAGGGGCTCGCCGTGAGCTTCGATCGCAACCTGAAGCTTCACGGCGCCGCTCATTGCCAGGTCCCCTTGATGCCTTCGAATTTCAGTTCGATGGTGGCGTCATCGCCCTTGGAAACCGGTTCCTCGACCAGATAGGCACCGGCCAGCACGTAGACTTTGCCGTTGCTGAATTCGCAGGTGACGGTGATGTCGGTGCCTTCAATCAGCTTCTTCAGCGGAAAGTCGGCGGTGTGCAGCGCGGTCACTTTGAACGACGGCGCAACGTCGGTTTCCTTGTAGAAACCCGGTACGACGGTTTCGCGTTTGACGGCCATCAGCGGGGCTTCGCAGCCGCCGCTGATAGTCAGTTGTGCACCGTCGACTTTGACGTAGCAGGTGCCTGCAATCACTTGACCCATGGTGTTACTCCCTTCAAATAAAAAAGCCCACCGAGGTGGGCTGAATGCTTACGGCCTAACGCGGCGATCAGGCCGCGTCGTCGTATTGCAGACGGAATTGGTTGAGCAGTGCGAACACGCGCAGACCGTTGATGTAATCCGGCGGGAACAACACGTTCACGCGGCTCGGGTCCTGCACGTCGCGCTCGACGATCAGGTGCTCGGCGAACAGTTCGGCGTTCTCCACGTGGCCTTCCAGTTCCAGCTTGGCGTACTGCGCGATCAGCTCGCCGCGAATGGTCGCTGGCGTCACGATCGGCTGGCCGGCGCCGAAACGGGTGCCGTCGGAAGCCAGTTTGTGGCGACCGTATTTGCTGGTGATCACGCTTTGCAGACGACGCACGATGAACGCCGACTGGTGCATGGTTTCGCTGTCCAGGTAGGAGTTGTCGGCCTGACCGTAAGCGTTCTTCTGGTAGGTGGTGATCGAACGCTGGATGCGCACGTAACCGCCTTCGTAGTACGCGGTGGCAATGCCGTAGTTGAGCAGCGACTGACGCTCGGTCAGGGTGAAACGTTCGCTGGCCGGCGCCGGATCAACGCCCGGCAGGCTGCCGCTTTGGGTCGGACGGCTGGCATCGGCGGAGATGAACACCGCGGTGCGCGCAGCCAGTGCGGCAGCTTGTACCCAGAACGGTTGCGGTACGCCCGGCTCCAGCGCCTGAATGGTCATGTGCTGGTCGTTGCGGCCCTGGCCTGCGGCGACCAGAGTGCCAACGGTGCCACGCTTGGCGCTGTAGACGTGACCGAACAGTTGCTTGGCCCACGACCAGCGACCGGTGCTGTCATCCATGACTGCTTGCCAGGTGTTGAGAGTGGCCAGATCCGACCATGGCAAAGCGATGAACTCGAACGGCTCGTCGCCCAGTGCAGCCACGGCTGCGACCTGGTCAGGCACACCGGCACCACCGGTCATGGCGGTGATCGCGGTGGTCAGGCCGGCCGGGGTTTCTTCGCCGTTGCTCTTGCCCAGGCGATTGAACTGCAGGCTGATGTCGTTACCGCTGTCGCCGGTCCACTTGGCGCTCAGGGTCACTACACCTTCGGCAGCGGCAGCGCTCACCGGAAGATCGGCCGTGGCGTTGATTTTCTGTGCCAGTGCGGTGGCTGCCTGAGCAGCGGTGGCACCGTTGACCACGGTGGCTTGCACCCGCACACCAGCGACGTACAGGTTGAGCACGCCAGCCTGGGTCGCGGTGCCGGTCAGGGTCAGCACGCCTTTGGCGATCGCGCCTTCAGCGTTGTGCAGCGGCAGGCACCAGATCTCGCCGATCGGGTCGGCCTTGCGGAACGTCTCGTACATCGAGGCGAGCATCGAGCCCTGACCACCGATGCTTTTTGCCAGCGCGACGCTGGAGACCAGCACCAGTTTGCCGACTTCGCTCGGGGCGATATTGTCGTTGACCTGAGCGACGATCAAACGGCGCATGGTCGACGTCGCGCTATTAGCGGCCGAGTTGTCCATTTCGGCATAGAACAGCGGTACACGAATGTCCGCGGGGATGTTGCTGAATCCGATCGCCATTATTTGGCTCCCTGTGGTTTAGCCGCTTTTGCGGTTTTGAGTGTGATATCGCCGTCGGCCAGACGCCGGCGCCACCAGGCGCTGTCCAGCACTTCACGGCCTTCGAGGGGCAGCAGATCGCCCGCTTCCGGGTCAGGCACGGCACGGCCAGCGGCCGGCAGTACGGTGATGCGATTGCTCATGGGGTTACGTCTCCAGAGAAAGTCAGTTCCACGCGCCCGTCAGGGCCCGGGTGTTTCAGATTGGGGTCGGCCGGATCGATCGCATCGACCCGTACGGTGACCCCGGTAAAGGACGACAAACCGTCCAGTTCACGTTCGTGCCAGCTCTCCGCAGGCTGACTCGGCAGATTGCGGCCGAGCTGGAACTCGGCAAAAAAGCGCAGCCGGTAAAAGGCGCGGCTGCTGTTGATCGAGACCATTTCGCCGCCGTCGTAGACGATGGCGCTGTAGTCAGTGCCCGGCTTGAACCCCACCAGCGCTCGCCACAGTTCGGCACGCAGGTCGTGCAACAGATCCAGCGCTTTTGTAGCGTCGGTTGCGTCAAGCACCAGGACGATTTCGAAACGGTCGCGGATCGGTTGGGTGGTGAGGTTTTGTGCGGTGCTGGTACTGGCGAGATCCGCCAGGGGCAGCACGTGGGCCGAGGGTGTCGGCAGATCCGCGTTGCCTTGCAGCAACGCCAGATCGACGCCCACCGCAATGTGATTGGCAAGGCTTGGGCATTGCCCACGCAGTTGCGTGAGGATCGGGGTGATCTTCATGGTGGTGTTCCAGAGTGTGAGGGAGTTACCGCAGGACCAATGTGGGAGCGAGCCTGCTCGCGAAGGCGGTGTGTCAGTTACCTGACATGTGGGATGTGCCGCCCTCTTCGCGAGCAGGCTCGCTCCCACAAGGAAGTGTGCTGCTGTGAGATCAGTCCTTGGCTTCGGCTTTCGGGTCGAGGCACGCGGCATCGATCACGCAGCGATAGCTGTTCTCGCGATTGCCGCTGGCGGTGACTTTTTCGATCGACCAACGCCCACGCATGAAGTCCGGCCAGGTCTCATCGAGCAGCACCAGACCTTCGGCCGCCAGCAGTGGATTGCCGGGACAAGTGATTTTCACCTTGTACTTCTGGCGGAGCATCTTGCGCACTTCGCCCTCGCCGACGGCGATTGCATCGGCTTCAGTGGGTTGCTTCTGGCGGAGGGTCTTGAACGGCGCGATTCCTGTTTCAACCCAGCGCAACACACCTGCAGCGCCATCCCAAAAACAGGTCTTGCAACCCTTGGTCTGCTCGCGGGCAGACTCCTCCAGCGTGGCGCTGACGAACGCGTGATCGCCGGGACGGTTGTTGCTGGTCACCGACAGTGTCACGTCCGCCAGCACCTGGCCCGACAACGATTTGGTCTGGCCGGGACGGGCCAGCACGTACACGTCGTTGTAGGGTTTGGTCACCGCGTTGTACTTTTTCGCCAGGCGCGTCAGAAAGCTCATGTCGGTTTCGTTGGACTGGTCGACGTGCTCGATCCTGATCATCGCCACCTCGGGCGCGACGCGCGGTGAAAAGCCATGGCTCGACACCAGTTCGCGAAACAGCGACCCCAGTGTTGTCGGGCCATGACTGGCCGTGCGACGTTGCTTGAAGCCCGTCTCATCATCCTTGCTGAACGGCGCCGCCGTGGCCACCAGCGTCAGGCGGAACGGGAACAGCGTCGGCGTCAGGCGCGTCACTTTGAACTGGCCCTTGTCGACCATTCCCGACTCCAGATAACCGACCTCAAGGCCGATTTTTCCGCCCAGATTCGGCAGCCCTTCGAGGCCTTCAAGATCAATCGTCAAGGTCAATTGATCGGACTCGAAACCGGCAGCGTCGATGTGCTCCCAACTGATCAGGCGTTGATTGAGCAGATCCGCGTTTGCGCCGTAAATCTTAACGACCGGCGTAAAACCCAGTGTCATGCAACCTCCTTAATCCCAGGCCGTGAGCGGTTTGATCGTGGCCGGTTTCGAATCGAGTTCCGGCAACGTGACCCAAACGCCCGCGGGCAGGATCGGGCCGTGCTCGGCCAGGGTCGAGTTGAGTTTCCACAGAGCTTCTTCGGCGGCGTCATCACTGCGCCCGGTTTCGCGGTAGAGCAGCAGATTCACCGAATCACCGGCCATGCTTCGGACCTTACGCATTGTTGAACTCCGCTAGCTCGATGACCCAATCGACAACCATTGCCGTGCCGTCATCGATGATCTGGGTTTGCGTTTCCTGAACCGAATTGATCCGCCACAAACCCCAGTTGCGACCAATGCCATCGATCAATGGCAGTGGTATGCGCAATGCCTGCAAGGCGCGCAATTCATCGAGCCGGTCCATGGCCACGGCGTACATCGACTTGCCGGTGATGGTCAGGGTTTCCGGTTTTTGCCCGGTCTGACTGGATTTGGGTTTGCTGGTCAGGATCTGTATTTCGGCCCAGCCACCGTCGGCCTTGCGCAGCAGCTGGTGGTACGCAAAGTTGCGCGACAGGCCGAAGATGAAACTGCCCAGTGCCATTTGTTGTTTCATCAGGCGACTCCATCGGTGAGGGCTGCGTCACGGCGGGTGGCGAGAGCGTTGGTGCCTGCAGCGGGTGTGAATGCGGTATCGAAATGGTTGCGCATGACCTGCGAAACCACATCGCCGATTTTTTCGGCATTGAGCGCATCACTGCCGCTGATCTGCACCAACGGCGAGTAGGTGTTATTGGTGAGTAGCGTCTGAGCGCTGGACAGATCCTTGGCCACTTGCGCGGGGGGCGCGAGTTTGTCCTCGGCAGGTTTCCCCCATTGTTCCCCCACATAGGAGCCGAGCATTCCGCCCAGAGTGCCGCCGATGAATGTGCCAATACCAGGTGCAATGAACGAGCCGATCGTGGCGCCAATCGCAGTTCCAGCCAACTCGCCGGCAGCACCTTTGACAGCTTGATCATCGCCGTCACGCCAGCCCTTCAAACCTGCGTAAGCGGCATGACCAATCGCCAGCGGCGCGCCGATCTTGAAAGCGGGCAATGATTTGACCAGCGGCGGTAGAAGCTTGGATTTGGCACCCTCGACCAGCGGCATGAGCTTGGCGGTCGCGCCGTTGAGCCAACTCGGGCGCATGCTTTTGGCCATCTCGCCGACCATTTTCACGCGGGTTATCGCATCGTCAAACATCGGGGCGATTTTGGCCGTCATCGTGCTCAAACGTCCGCCTCGACCGGCGCCAGAGGAAGGAGCACGAGACCGCGCGCGGGAAGATGCGCGTCGACCGGGGCGCTTTCTTTTAGGCCCCTCGCCGCCGTCGTCACCGCCATTGATCACATCGGCAATATCGGCGGGCAATCGCGCCGTCGCCAGACGCAACAGTTTCGAGTTGACCGCATCCAGCACCGAGGCGACCCCGGTCTTCAGTACACCGCCGACGAACGGCATGGCGGCCACACCGGCAAGTGTGAGGCCAGCCGCCAGAAACGGCAGTGCCTCAGCCGCTGAACTCAAGCCATTGACCACAGCCGTTAGCGACACTGCCAGCGCGTCAGTCACGGGCGCGAGTGCATTTCCCACCGCCGTCGACAAGCGATTAAGACTCGCATCCAACGCATTCCAGCGCCCTTGTGACGTATCGCCAAAGGCTTCGGCCGTTTTCGTCGCGGCACCGCCGCCGGAACCCAGCTCCGAGGTTGCATATTGGTGCTTGTCGGACACTCGCGTGAAGGCTGTCTTGACGTCGTCGGGCTTCTTCAACAACTCAAGAATGCTGGTACTGCTCTCGCCAAACAGCGTCTTCGCTGTGGCGGCACGTTCGGGTACGGATTGTTTACCGAGTGCTGCGAGCACCGAATCAATCGCACCTGGCGCATCCGTGCGCATCTTCTCAGGTAACGAATCGGGGTCCAGGTGCAACCGGGTCATCGCCGAACGCTGTTCGGTTGACGCCGCGTTTCCTTTGCCGAAGACCGACGTAAAGCTCTTCAATGCCGCACTGGCACCGTCCTTGTCGGCCCCGCTGTTCAACAGCGCAGTGGCAAACGCTGCCACCTGTTCCGGTGTCATTCCCGATGCAACAGCACTCTCGCCAGAGCGTTGTACGACCGCGCCGATATCGGCAGGCTTGGCATCCAGACCGCTGCTGCCGAGGTAACTGACCGCATCGGCCAGATCCTGTCCCTGGTATCGATCCAGCTTCAAGGAGGAACGCCAGACCGCGAGCATTTCCCCCGCGGCCTTGACGTCAATCCGGAAGGCTGTGGCATTGATCGCCGCGTCGCCGGAATACGCTCTTAGCTCTGTCGCCCGCTGATCACCCTTGGCGCCGTCGGCAATACCAGATCGCGCCCCGACCTGCTGGATTTGCAACAGATCCGCACCAGTCGCGCCACTGGCTGCAACTGATCGCTGAGTCGCGAGTTCGAGGGTTTGCTCTGAATGCGCTTGAAGCTGGTCTTTGTTGAGCCCAATCAACTGATTGAGCTCAACCAGCGCCGTCTCGTTAGCCATCGCCGATTGCAGGTTCTTCGGTGGCGGACGCTGCTCGATTTCCGCCTTGAGTTTTGACTTCGGCTCACTGTTGGCGGCTGGCGGCGCCGCGACGACCTTGAATAACGATTGCTGGCTGACCAGCAGCTCGCGCAGCTTGATCTGCTCCTGAGTCAGCAAGCGAATATCAACGCTTGCCAGGGACAATGTCAGGTTCAGATCCTGTAGTGATTTGCCGAGGTTGGTCGGCAGCGCGTCCGCCGTATTGCCACTCTCACCGGCGTATGCGAGCGCATATTTACTCTCTGCCATGCCGCTCTACTCCTGTTTCACGCCAAGGCGAGTGATCGCTATGTCGTAGCGGCGCAACGCCTTTTCGGCGTCCCATTCCAGAATCTCCGCCTCACTTACCGGGTAAATGAGCGGGACGATATCGAGGATTACTTCGATGTCGCGTTCCGAAAGTAGGCCGCCGGCTGGTTTAAAAAATCGTCGATGCGCACCTGCAATTGCGTCCAGTCAGGGACGGTTAGCTGGGCCAGATCGGGGATCATCAGACCGGTGCAGTGGGCAGTGATGAACTCGGCGCGTTCCTTGGCCGTTTTCAGTTTCTTCATCACTTTGGTGGCGCGCAGTGCCGGCATTTCCAGCGACAGCGAGGTCACGGTGCGGCCGGTCACGGCGAGCGGTTGCAGCAGTTGCACTTCGTCAGGATCGTCGGACTTTTCCGCGTCCTCGACCTGCTCCAGAAAGTACGCCGTCGGACGGGTCGACATCTCGTGCACGTACTGGGCGATGCTCACGTAGTCCGGGCGTTTCAGCTGGTCGAGTTCCTTGACCGACAGGCCGGTGGCGAGCAGCGCCAGTTCGAAGAACTGATCGTCTTCATCATCGCCGGCGCGTTCCAGCGCTTCTTTCTGTGCGGCGTAGAACAGCGGCTTGAGCTGGATCTGTTCGATCTGCGCGCCGTCGTCACCGCTGATCGGCGACAGCAGGTCATGCTTGGGTGGCATCCACGACATGTATGAATTCCTTGGTGATTCGTTTAGATCCACTGTGGGAGCGAGCTTGCTCGCGAAGGCGTCGGGTCAGTCAACATCAATGTTGAACAACAGACCGCTTTCGCGAGCAAGCTCGCTCCCACAGGGTTTTGTAATTGCCTGTAAGCCGGGGGTTACGGCATCAGCACCGCACGGCGCGCATCACCGAGGATGTCGACGCCGTTGAGCACGAATTTCTGGGTGCGTACGTCGATGTCGATCACCGGGATGCCGTTTTCCAGGCGGTTGTAGGTGCGGCAGGAAAGCTCCAGTGTGGTGATGGCTTTGCTACCCATTTTCAGCGCATCCTCAGCCAGAGATTTCAGCTTGCCGCCTACTGTGTGATAGGTGAACCAGGTGTTGCCGTCCTGATCCTGACCGGCTTCACGCACGTTCAGCAGGATGTCGTCGCCCAACTTCACACCCATCGCCAGCAACACTTCAGCACCGGTGCCTTGCAGCTTGAGCGTGGCGTTCAGAGCCTTGGCACTCTTGGCCATTTCCTCAACGATGAAGCGCCCGCCCGCCATGCTTTCCATGTCGAAATCGATTTTCGGCGGGGTGAATTCCTCAACGGTCGCCGACAGCGGCAGGCCTTGCAGGGTGGCCGCGATGGCCTGTCTTACGCGGTTGGTAAACATTAGAGAACGTCCTCCAGGAACTGCTCGATGATTTCATCGCGGGCGTTGAGTTGATAAACCATGTGTTCGTTCGGCGCGTAGCGGCCATAGTCGATGACCACGTACCAGGTGCCGTTCTTGTACTTCTCGACGCTGTTGAGTTCCGGGTGCAGGTAGACGCTGCCGCCAGGAATGGTTTCGTCGGCGACCAGGGTCTGCAGCCAGTCGTTGATGCGCTTGACCTCCTGATCCATGAACGACTTGGTCAGGTTCTTGGCCATGGCTTTCTGGCCGGCCTTGACCAGCTTGCGGCTGATCGCATCTTCGAGGCCGACGTAGCTGATGAACTTGCCGGTGATCGAACGGTTACCCAGCAGCGAGAAGCCACCGAGCACGGTGCGGGCGTAGTAGCTCACGCCGTAGCGGTTGAGCAGATCGCCTTCGGTGGAGGTGTCGAGGATGTTGTATTCAACGACCCGGGACACGTCTTCGGCGTAGGTCACCTGGTTGCCCGGGCTCTCCCACTGCTTGACCTTGGCCAGTGCGGCAATCGCCAGGCTGGACGGCGCGAGGAAGACATTTTTCTTCGCCGCTTTCGAGTACACGGCGGGCATGTTGTGCACCACCAGGCAGCGGTCGAAACCGAGATCGGCACCGCCCAGTTCCTGGCTGTAAGCCACTTGATCAGCGACCGAAGCATCTTTGCCGTCCAGTACAACACGGGCCTTGATGCGTTTGCCGAACGAGGCGAACTCGCTGGCCACCGCTTTGGTGCCGGTGAAGCCCGGCGCGCCGATGATGGTCAGGTCTTCCGGGACACTGCCCAGTGCGGCCAGACCCAGTTTGCGACCGGTGGCTGGCTCGACGCCGCCGATCACCGCGTTGACGGTGTCGGCCGGAGTCGTACCCGCTTCGACGATCACCACATAGACCGGCACCTTGACCACTTTGAGGATCTGGTAAACCGCGTGGTACAGCGTGCCCTCTTCGGCGCCGGTCGGATCGAGCAGCGCGTGGGTGGTGAAGCTGTTGATGCGGAACGGTGCGTTACGCGGAATCAGCGGATCGGCTTTCGGCGCGGTGCCGACCAGACCGATGACGTTGTCACCCAGGCCACCCATGGCCTCGGGGGATTCAGTGGCATTGACGGTAATGCCGTTGTGCTCGAAGTTCAAAACCTCAGCCATGTTCAGTCAGCCTTCTTGGCAGCGGCCTTTTTGGCCTGGGTGGTAGGTGTTTTCAGTTCCAGTCGACCGGCGGTGTGCAAGGCACTGGCTTCGACGTCGAGCAGATCAAGGTCTTGACCGACGCTCGACCAGTGCCCACCGCCGGTGGGGAATGGAACGAGCACGGTGTAGGTTTGGCGGGTTGCCATTTTTCGTTTCTCCATAAACGGGAAAGCCCCTCGTGGGGAGGGGCTTTGGCGGGTGTTGATTGGTTTTAAGCGGACAAGAAAACGCCCCGGGGTGCGGGGTGTTTTACTGAAGATTTTCGACTGGCGTTTCAGGCAAGGAGTCTGGCCAGCCCTCGGTCAGCATTTCGTTGCTGAACGTTCCCGCTCGAGCAGACTCGGACAGCGTTTTTTCCCGATCAAAGCAGGCCTGAACATGAGACCTGACAGCCTGTGCAATTTGCAGGATCTGTTGGGCCGTCAAATCGACAAACCCAGCAACGGACTTGTAGCTGCAACGATATTCAGGATCGAGCATCGCGGAAACCGCCATTCCAGCAATCAGCGATTGACTGTCACGGGATGAATCGATAATCAAACCGGCGACCACGATACCCGAACCTTCTCGGCGAAATCGCTCCTGCGCAATCAGGTCCAATTGGCGCTTCAAGACCAGCTCGCCGTTCGCGAAACCAAATGAGTTTTCCAGTTCCTGAAGGGTGGGTTCATGGTCGAAGAGTACTTCACCGTCAGCCAATGGCCAGTCCGAGGCGACACATCGAAAGGTCGTCCCCACATTTGAGTAGGCTCTCAACATAGATGACTCCTTAAAAAGTGTATTGGGAGATGTGGACATCGTTTGCACGAGAGACCGACGAATAGAGGCGGTAATAGATCGTCTGTGGAGTCGCCATGACCAGCTCCGAGAACGGACTGAGAACACCCAGTCCGACGATTCCACCAATGCCGCATGCTTTCATACCTACTTCGGTAACATCCGGAGAGAGCCCCAGTGAGCCTCCACCCGGGAAATCAGCGCTACCAATGTAATGAATGTAGCCACCGACGGTTTTTGAATTCTTCGGAACAACTGAGGCCAGCGAGATCGGTGTCGGCGACATCGACATGCCGTTTTCCAGCACGATCGTCTGAGCAATGGAAATTGAACGCTGATGTTGAATGCCGGTGTTCATCAATCGATTGGCACCGGTTTGCCACACGCTGACCAGCGCACTGGCGCTATAACCGGCGGGCATATTCGTGCCCGCATAGATTTCAGGAACGGTGCTCACTGTCGCATTGACGCCCAGTAGCTTCGCAACCTTCAACTCAGGGTTGTAGATGACGTAAATCCCGACACTGCCGTTTGCTGGAGCGATACCGGTGTCCATGCCACCTGCACCGACGGTTGTCAGATCGAGCGATAGATTGAGATTCGCCAACTTGTACTGCGCGACACCCGGTTGCTCGACAATCAGTTGATCAGCAGTAACCGTTGCAACGGAAGCCGCGACAGGCAGCGATACTCTCAGATTACGCATGGCGCCTACTTCCGCACCATTTAGGCGAGCCAGTTTGACTTCAGTAGCCAGAGAGGCGATATCGATGCTTCCCTGATTGATCGGTGCGTTCCAGGCTTTGATGCACCACATGACGGCGAGGTTGCGCGGACGTGCTTCTACCCCTCCCGATGCCTTTGTTACAACGTCGTCGGTATTGTTGAATTGCTGAAGATAGTTCCGCCTGACATCACCGGCCATGAAAATATCGGCGATAACATCGTAGGTCGTCCCGTGAATGTGAGATTTATTGTCGTCAGCTTGCCAACTACCAATGCCACGGCCCGCATCCACGCCACGCCCATGATCCCAACCACGCAGGAACTCACCGCGCGACTCCGGCAAGCGGAAGTTACCCGCCCCCTCGTTACCCTTGTTGTAAGCGGTACCGAGAAAAGCCGCCAGATCCGGATAAGTGGCGATGCTCTGCACGCTACCATCCAGCTCCAGATAACCCGGCGCAACGATCCCCGTCGGGAATGCCAGAACGGCCCCCACCGGAACGGCGGATTTGAGTCGTTCGACTTCCTTGGCCAGTGCGGCAACATCGATGGTTCCCTGATTGACCGGGGCGTTCCAGGCTTTGATGCACCACATGACGGCGATGTTGCGTGGGCGTGTTTCGCCGGTACCCAGCGAAATGGCTGGACCGGTCTTCAGCCAGCTGTCCTCACCGGAAGGGTAGTAAGTTGTATTGGTGCTTACGGAGTTTGTTCCAGCAATACCGATAGCTTCCGCTCCGTACGGCCAACTTCCCGCACCGGCACCCATGCCACGTGCACTCTGAATCGACGCAACTGCCGCCGTATCATTCACACCCGTTACATGTGAGTGCCCCTCTGCCTGCATGGACTGCAGACTACCTAGACCGCGCCCCGAATCCACCCCACGCCCATGATCCCATCCGCGCAAGAACTCACCACGCGCCTCAGGCAACCGGAAGTTCCCAACACCCTCATCACCCCTGTTGAACTTGCCGCCCAGATAAGCGCTCAAGTCCGGGTAAGTCGCACTGTTCTTGACGCTGTTATCCAGCTCCAGAAAACCAGGCGGCGGTGCATCAACCGGGAACGCCACAATCGAGCCCACCGGCAACGCCGACGCCTTGGCAATCAACGCTTCAACTTCAGCCTTGGTGTACGAATCCTTGATACCAAATCCGGCCAGCGTCTCGGGGTTCGCTCCCGCCGTCGCCCGGCCATATTCATCAACCGTCAGACTCTTGTAAGTCCCGGCAGCAATCCCGGTTCGCCCGGCCAGCATCTTGAACGCCAACGCGGTAGTGCCGAGGGTGATCGGCGCATTGGTGGTCAGGTGCCACAGCGAATCGCCGTTGGCCGTGCCCTCCTCGACCATCACCGTCAGGCCCGGCGTGACCTTTGCACTGGTATTGGCATCCGTCGCCCGCACCCAGTCGCCATTGGCGACGATCCACAGGCCGTTGTCCTTGGCCAGGGTCTGGTTCGCCAGCAGCACGCGGTCACCGGCAATCACGGCCACGCCGTCGATCTGTTGCGCACCGTTCAACACGATGTTGGTAGAGGCCGCGACGCGCACCGATTGCTTGCCATCGAGTTTGCCGAGTTCTTCGGCGAGGTAACTCATGACCCACGCACGGGTAGCCTTGACCACGGTGTCATCGATCAGCAACGTTACCAGCGATGCATTGCTGGTTTCGAAAATCGAGCGAATGTAGAACTCTTTGCCCGAGCCCGAAGTCGCCAGCACCGGTTTGAACGACTCCGGATATTTAACGATGGCGTAGAGAATCCCGGTGTCGGTCCACAGCCCCGCTTCACGCACGTACCAACCGCCAACGTCCGGCGGAATGGTCACTTCGGCGAGCAGCCAGCTCGGGTTCTTCTCGTCCTGGAACAGGGCATTGAGCGGCCCGCGCCAGACTTCGCGTTTCAGCGCGGTGGCGGTCGCGGCCGGGTTGTAGACCGAGCCGCCGCCGTCGCCGACGGAAATCTGCGTCAGCTTGATCGGTGTCCCCGCGGCCTTGCACGCCGTTTCGTAGGCAATCCCTGCGTTGGTGAGCAGGGTGTAATAGTCAGCCATTCAGGCCCCCTGAGGATAAATAGTGGATGTTTCGACGGTGTACATCGCGGCGGCCATGAACGCCTCGCCAGAGGTTTCGAGACCTTCGATGAACACTGGATAAACCGTCGTCAGCTCACCGCAGAAAGTCGCGGCGGCGATGGAGTGGCTGCCGAATGCGCTCAAGCCAACCGTCACCGATAGAATGTCTCGCTCGCTCTTGGCATCGGCCAGGCGTCGGTCGAGACGGGCATCGATTTCTGCGCTGTAGGGTTGCTCGCTGAAGGCGCGCACGGAGAAGCTGTAAGGCACGCCGAGCGGTGTCTGTTCGTACCAGGCGCGGACTTCAGGGCGCAGTTGCAAACCCTTGGCCGCGTTTTCCAGCGCCTTGCGAGTGCCGGCCTGGCGCGCGGTGGGCCAGGCCAGTTCGACGGTCAGGCGCTTTTCCGCTTCCGGTGCGCTGGTGCTCCATTCGGCGACACCGCGATCCGCCGCCAGATACGGCAGAAAATCCACCGGTGTCTCGCTCGGGTTCATCAGTTCGGGGAACGGCGGCGCGATGCGATCCAGCAGCGCACCGAAGCCCAGATCCAGCCCGCGCTCGAGTGCCGAGCTGTTGGCCGGCAGCAACGTCGGGCTATGCGTTGACTCACTCATAACGTCAGCACCTCGACCTCGACTGCCGTGCAGTACGGCGCCTGAAACGCAGTGGTCACGATCGGCGCCAGCGGTTCAAGAATCTGCAGTTGCACGGCGCCAGCGCTGTGCAGCGTGTAGTCGATCCAGCTCGGGTCGACCCGCCCTTCGAGGCGATGGCAACTGTCGGCGTAGGCCTGCAATTGCTGCTGTGCGGCAACTTTGGTCAGGCCCGAGTCGGGGCCGGAATTGATCTTGGCCACCACACGAATCTTGTAGCGTTGAATGTCCGCAGCCTTGACCGTGACCAGGTCGGTTTCCGGTCGCACATCAGGGCGGGCGAAGTGCTGACGCACGCCATCGAGCAATGCGGCGGATGGCGTGCCATCGCCGTCTCGCGACAACACCGTGACCTGCACTTCGCCCGGCGCAGTGCGCCGACCATTGCCGTCCTTGACCTGTGCCGCCAAGCCGTCCGGGTTGAAGGTGTAGGTGACGTTCACCACACCGGCATCGGTGGATTCGACCTTCACCGTTGGCCGTTCACCGAGGGTGAACACTTCGCGGCGATACTGCATTCGCGAGCCCGCTGCCGGGGCATGCGGTGCCAGGTAATAGCGCAGCCGGGCGTCGTCGTCGCTTTCGTAAATCGCGGGTACCGGCGGGAAGGCTGCAGGGTCGCCCGGATCGAGCAACTGCCGCTCCAGCCCCATGTCCGCCAGCCGTGCATCGAGGTTGCTGCCGGTCGCCCACCACGCCAGCATCTGCTTGATGCGGGCGTTGTATTTGCGTTCATGGGTTTGCAGGCGCACGCAGAAGGCTTCCAGCGCCAGGGTCAGCAGCTCGCTTTCGTTGTCGAGGCTGGTCTTGAGTTTTGCCGCGCTGTCCGGCGCTCGGGCGCCGACGTATTCGATGACGAAGTTTTTGAACTCGGCGAGCAGGTCTTCGAAGGCGTCGACGGAGATCAGCGCCGGTTCGGCCAATTGGTTCTGGCCGGGAATCAACATGCTCATGTCACTACCTCGAAGGTCTGTTGACGGTTTTTCCAGGTGCCGGCGAAACGCAGCAGCAGACCGGCGCCCTGACGGCTGGCGACGATCACGCTCGGCTGAAAATCGCTGATCCCGTTCTGCGCGTTGTAGAACGCCTGAGCCGCGTGGCTCTGGGCCAGAAGCAGAACGTCGTCACCAAGGTTCTGCCCCAGCAGCGTAGGGATCAGCGAGCCATAAAGGGGCCTTTTTTGCCGGGTGCCCAGCGGCGTGGTCAGGGCTCGTGTCGCGCGCTGCACAAACTGCAGCCAGTCGTCGACCGTGGCCCCGGAGTCTCTATCGATTCCGATCATGGGAAGCTCTTGATTCAGGGGCTGATGACGCGGCCCTGGTGATCCACCAACGGGCCGCTGAAGTGCACGCCCGAGGCGTCGATGCTCAGGCCAACGCCGCCCAGTTGCAGGCTGATCAGCTGTGGCGTCATCGTCAGTTGCGCCGGGCCGATGCTCAGTGCAAGCGACTCGCGAGAGCCACTGAATGCGGCCGGGCCGTTCTGCCAGTGCAAGGTGTGCGTGGCGTCGTCGTAGCCGCTTTCGCTGCCGTCGACATGCACCCGGCGCGTCAGCGTCGGTACCGTCGCCGTCGGCGGAAATCGGTCACTGTTGAGGCCGAACAACGCCACGCTTTGCGCGCCGCTTTCACCGCTGCCGTAGTTGAACAGCAGGCACTGCTCGCCCACGCTCGGAATCCGCGACTCGCTCTGCGCTCCGGCGCTGGGGTTGAAGAACTTGATCGACGGCGTGAGCAATCCTCCGTGGCTGACTTGGCAAGTGTTGCTCGCAGCATCGACTGCCTGACAGACGCCGATGCGACAAAAACTCTCGGCACGTCGGTGCAGGTCGTCGATTTCCGCTTCCATCTCCGCCAGCCGCTCGATGATCGGCCCCAGTTGCATGCGCAGTAATGCGTCGAACATCGGTCAGGCCTCCAGCGCGGTGTATTGGTCGGGGTCATCGATGTTGCTGACTTCCCAGGTGCGAGCGAATTTCGGTGTGCCGAGCGGGTCGTCGAGCAAGGTTGGGCCGAGATAGAGGGTCTGGGTGAAGGTCAGCGTCCACGCCTTGAATTGCTGGTCGGCGCGTGTGAGTACTGACGGCAGACCATCAAGGTTCATCGGCAGATCACATTGAGCACCGGGCAGTCCCCAACGGTTGTCGGTGATCAGGTTTTTCAGTACGGCGATCAGATCGCAGGCGGCAAATGCGCTCGCAGAAAGTGCCGGAATGACTTGCAGCGATACGGTCATGACGTGGGCGATACGCCCGTCAGCGGCACGTGCGCCCGGTGCATTACGGTCGAAGTCGATCAACGCCCAGGCCTGAGCGCCGGGTGCCGTGAAGTCGTCGTGATTGCCGACCTGCAGGTTCAGGCCGGCGCTGTTGCGCAAGGTTGTCGCCATCGCCGTGAACAGCTGCGAAGGCTGCTGGATCGGTGCGGGCATGCATTGACCTCCTTTTCAAATGTCCACGCGCAGCCCCGCCGCATCAGTTGCAGCGAGGCAGGAAAGTGTTGAGTTACTGTGGATCGCGCGGCGGGGGAACTTCGCAGACGCCGATGCGCTTGGCGGCCCAGCGTTCGTACAGACCGATGGCGACGTCGGCACCGGCCATGGCGGTCAGGCAACCGAAGGCACCAGCGGCCCAGATGGATAGTCCGGCGGCGTACAGCAGCATGATCGCCGACACGCCGCAGATCATGCAGGCGCCGGAGCGCAGGGCCAGACGCCGCAGCAATGACCAGCCACGAGCGCCCTCCTTGTCGGCGCGCCACATTTCGCCGGACACCCCGCCCACCACGGCGAGGAGGATGACCAGCCAGATCGGCATGTCCGCCAACGCTTGTTGCTCGTTTGTCATGTCACGCCTCCTGGTTTCAGTTGATGAGTGATGTGTGTTGGGTTCAAGCGATGTCTCTTCAGGTAGGCATTCCAAAAAGCCCGGCACTACGCCGGGCTTTTCAGTAATGCGCTCCTTCGCCTTCCTTCAAATCCTGTGTTCAAGAAGGAAGCTGACTTTTCGGCGCTACTGGCGCGGTACGAGTCCATTCAAATTGTTTTTCCGACCGCGGTCCCTGCCCGCCGGATAACTGCTCTTGGTGCTTTACGCTGCACACCCGGGTCAGTTGCCAACCCTCTGAACCGTTGAGGCCGGTTCATCGCTGCCTGTTCTTGTGGAACTAAAGAGCTGTTGTTGCCAGCCGCTTTGTCGAGCGGCTTGGTGGCAAGGATATGCATGGATGCATATACAGTCAATGCATAAATGCATTTATTTATGCGCAAGAAATGCACCGACGCATGAAGGCCGCATAAATCAAGGCGTTGGGGGTTTTACTCGGGCGAAAAAAAACCCGCCAGAGGGCGGGTTTTCAGTGAAGGGGAAGTCTATCGGGCGTACATGCCCCACCAGAAGACGTGACCGAGGATGACGATCTGCTCTTCCTGCATGTCCTGGAAGCTGTAGTCCTCGTCCGGATGCTCATCGCGGTTGAAACTGCGCAGACGGATGCCGGTCGGCAGGCGATAGAGCTGCTTCACACGCAACTGACCGTTGTGATTGATCGCGTACAGGTCGCCATCGATGATGTCGCCGATCCCGCACTTGCCGGCGTTCACCCCGACCGTGGCGCCATCACGCAGCACTGGCATCATGCTGTTACCGCGCACCGTCACGCATTTGGCCTGGTCGAACTGCACACCGTTGTGGCGCAGGCTGCGCTTGCCGAAGCGCAGGCTAGAGCGTTCGCTCTCTTCGATGACGAATCTTCCTGATCCAGCAGCCAATTCAACCTCGCGAAGAAAGGGCACCGACACCTCGTCGTCATCGACAGGGGTATCGTCGTCCCACAGGCTTATGTCCTTGAGTTCCGCATGCACGTCATCACGCGCGCCGCCGGTCGTGGTCGCGACGTCTGCGCGGCCGCGCAATTGATCAGTGCTCACATTGAAGTATTCGGCGATCTTCGAAATGTGTTTATCCGAAGGATCGACGATCTTCCCGCTGAGAATCCGCGAGAGCGTTGATTGAGGCACGCCGGTGCGACGGTGGAGCTCCGTGGGGGAGATCCCGTGCTGGTCGAGCAGTGCTCTTAAGACGGAGGATACGTTGCGTTTTTGCATAACGCGCATAGTGCTTGAAGTTTTTTCCGAAGACAAATGCTGATTTGCATAAATCGTGCATATATCACAATTAAACGCAGAAAGTGCCAGCGGACTGTCATGCCTGCGTCAAGCAGACCGCCCATGGTAACCTTGCGCCCATCGCGGAAAAGCCCGGCGGTTGCCCTTGCTTTTGCCCTACATCATTTAACGAGTTACCTGACAATCCGATGAATAAAGCCGTCTCCGACCTGTCCTCCCACACCCCGATGATGCAGCAATACTGGCGACTGAAGAATCAGCACCCGGATCAGCTGATGTTCTATCGCATGGGCGACTTCTACGAGATCTTCTATGAAGATGCGAAGAAGGCTGCCAAGTTGCTCGACATCACCCTGACCGCGCGCGGGCAGTCGGCGGGACAGGCGATTCCGATGTGCGGGATTCCCTACCACGCGGCGGAAGGTTACCTGGCGAAACTGGTCAAGCTCGGCGAGTCGGTGGTGATCTGCGAGCAGGTCGGCGATCCCGCCACCAGCAAAGGTCCGGTAGAACGTCAGGTGGTGCGGATCATTACCCCGGGCACGGTCAGTGACGAGGCGCTACTCGATGAGCGCCGCGACAATCTGATTGCGGCGGTACTGGGCGACGAGCGTCTGTTCGGTCTGGCCGTGCTGGACATCACCAGTGGCAACTTCACCGTACTCGAGATCAAGGGCTGGGAGAACCTGCTGGCGGAACTGGAGCGGGTCAACCCGGTAGAGCTGCTGATCCCGGACGACTGGCCGAAAGACCTGCCGGCGGAAAAACGCCGTGGCGTGCGTCGTCGCGCGCCGTGGGATTTCGAGCGTGATTCGGCGCTGAAAAGTCTCTGCCAGCAGTTTTCCACGCAAGACCTGAAAGGCTTCGGCTGCGAAACCCTGACCCTGGCCATCGGCGCCGCCGGTTGCCTGCTGGCCTACGCAAAGGAAACCCAGCGCACCGCCCTGCCCCATCTGCGCAGCTTGCGTCATGAGCGCCTGGATGACACTGTGGTGCTCGACGGCGCCAGCCGCCGCAATCTGGAACTCGATACCAACCTGGCCGGCGGTCGCGACAACACCCTGCAATCGGTGGTCGATCGCTGCCAGACCGCGATGGGCAGCCGCCTGCTGACTCGTTGGCTGAACCGTCCGCTGCGTGATCTGACCGTGCTGCTGGCGCGGCAGACCTCGATCACTTGTCTGCTCGATGGCTACCGCTTCGAAAAACTCCAGCCACAGTTGAAGGAAATCGGCGACATCGAGCGGATTCTGGCGCGGATCGGCCTGCGCAATGCGCGCCCTCGCGACCTTGCTCGACTGCGTGATGCTCTCGGCGCCCTGCCACAACTGCAAGTGGCGATGACCGACCTGGAAGCGCCGCACCTGCAACGCCTGGCAACCACCACCAGCACCTACCCGGAACTGGCAGCGCTGCTGGAAAAAGCCATCATCGACAACCCGCCAGCGGTGATCCGCGACGGCGGCGTGCTGAAAACCGGTTACGACAGCGAACTCGATGAGCTGCAATCGCTGAGCGAGAACGCCGGCCAGTTCCTGATCGATCTCGAAGCCCGGGAAAAGGCGCGCACTGGCCTGGCCAACCTGAAAGTCGGCTACAACCGCATTCACGGCTACTTCATCGAGCTGCCGAGCAAGCAGGCGGAATCCGCTCCGGCCGATTACATCCGTCGCCAGACGCTCAAGGGCGCCGAGCGCTTCATCACGCCGGAGCTGAAAGAGTTCGAAGACAAGGCGCTGTCGGCCAAGAGCCGTGCCCTCGCCCGCGAGAAAATGCTCTACGAAGCGCTGCTGGAAGACCTGATCAGCCAGTTGCCACCACTGCAGGACACCGCCGGCGCACTGGCCGAACTGGATGTGCTGAGCAACCTCGCCGAACGTGCGCTGAACCTTGACCTGAACTGCCCGCGCTTCGTCAGCGAGCCGTGCATGCGCATCACCCAGGGTCGTCACCCGGTGGTCGAGCAAGTGCTGACCACGCCGTTCGTGGCCAACGACCTGAGCCTGGATGACAACACCCGGATGCTGGTGATCACCGGTCCGAACATGGGCGGTAAATCCACCTACATGCGCCAGACCGCATTGATCGTGCTGCTGGCGCATATCGGCAGCTTCGTGCCGGCGGCCAGTTGCGAGTTGTCGCTGGTGGACCGGATCTTCACCCGGATCGGCTCCAGCGATGACCTCGCCGGTGGCCGTTCGACCTTTATGGTCGAGATGAGCGAAACCGCCAACATCCTGCACAACGCTACCGAACGCAGCCTGGTGCTGATGGACGAAGTTGGACGCGGCACCAGCACCTTCGACGGCCTGTCGCTGGCATGGGCGGCCGCCGAGCGTCTGGCGCATCTGCGTGCCTATACTCTATTTGCTACGCACTATTTCGAGCTCACCGTGTTGCCGGAAGCCGAGCCTTTGGTGGCCAACGTGCATCTGAACGCCACCGAGCACAACGAGCGCATCGTGTTCCTGCACCATGTGTTGCCGGGGCCTGCCAGCCAGAGCTACGGCCTGGCGGTAGCGCAACTGGCCGGCGTGCCGAGTGAAGTGATCGTGCGTGCCCGTGAGCACTTGAGCCGACTGGAAGACACCGCATTGCCGCATGAAGCGCCCAAGCCTGCCATCAAAGGCAAACCGGCCGCTCCGCAGCAAAGCGATATGTTTGCCAGCCTGCCGCACCCAGTGCTCGATGAGTTGGCCAAAGTGGATCTCGATGACCTGACCCCGCGTCGAGCGCTCGAATTGTTATATGCACTCAAGAACCGGATCTAA